CAGGGGGCGTTTTGGATGGACTACGTTCTGAAAGAGGACGTGCAGCCGGAGGAAGAAAACGATGATTAAATGGGTGTTGCTTGTGATCTCATTGACAGAACACAACACCCTCAACCATGAGGCGCTGGGCTTTTATGATACAATAGCCCAGTGTCATGTGGCGGCGACTGAGTACCACTGGGAGGATCAAATGCCGCTCAATGAGGAAATGGTCTGCATGAGGATAGGTATCCAGGATGGTGAAGAGTAAATGGTATAGAGATGACTTGGGGCGAAGCCGCACAAGAGAGGCACTACGGCGCTGGCTTCACGCTGATTACATCCCGGCACTGGATGAAGATGCAAGGGTCGAAGAGGTAGAAAAGACAACCGAAATTGTTCAATCGCTAGGAGGTGCAGGGCACGTTGAAGAGGCGTACTCTGCCCCAAAGCGGTGGGGGTATGATTAGGAGGAGATATTGTGAAACAGAGAGATCCAAATTGGCAGGCCATCAGAAGACACCATGTCATAGCCGACAAAAGAGATGAACTTTTAGCCAAAGAGCATCAGCAAGAGATGTCCTATGGAGGGCGATGCCCACGCTGTGGGAGCAAAGATCGTGTGGAAGTACACGGGCACACTCAGTGTGTAGGATGTCATGTTGTGATTGATGATTGTTGTCAGGGAGGAAGCTGTGATTTTTAAAGGACCGTGGTCCGCTGATCGTGATGCAAGACTCATGGCTGTGAGACCGGAGATAAAAAAGCTCCGCAAGATGATTGATGATTACGAATGGAAGGGCGTTGATTGCTCTTTTCTATCCAGAAAGTTGCAGACTCTCAGAGAGCTTGAAAAGGAAGGAATAAACTATGTCCCAAGATTTTGAAGAAGGACCGACTAAAGAGCAGGCCAAGAAGGCGAGCGAGGCTTTGAACAAGGCGATGTCCGTTCTTGCTGAGATGGATATTGATGCGGACTTTGCAGGTTACCTATTCCTGACTACGGGCTTCTCGCTGATGTTGGCTGGTAATTCGGATGATGCGGTCAGAGTCACGAAGGTTACCGCCCAAGCACTGATGGCTGCGAGCATGAGCGCAGAGGAAGATGATGATGAAGAAGAGGAAGAGGAGATAATGCATTGATCCAGCAAGGTGATGGAACTTGGGCAGAGAGGTTATCTGCTGGCAGATGTCCAGCCTGCTCCTCAGTTCTCAAAGGAAGCAAATGTTTTGTGTGTGGATTGCAGATCGGGGATGGAGTTAATTCAATGAGCAAGGACACAATGCCGTCGGAGTGGGAGCCTACGATCCTCACGACGGATAATGAAATGTCGAAGAAAGAATCAATGGAATGGAGTCGAGCGGTATCCATTATCGAAGGCGTTGTCATGGAGAAGTTAGAGTACATGACGGACTACGGCAATGATTACGACGATGAGCATAAGGAAACGGTGGAGAAAGCATGGAACAGAATTCTGAAGGGCTGAACCGTATCATTCGGATTCTGGATGAGGAGTTGACAGAACTGTTGACCGCAGGCTTGTATAAGCAGGCAGAGCAGACGCGCAAGCGTTTGGATGTTTACATAGACATGAGAAATCAAAAGGGGAACACAGACAGTGACCGACGATACGAGAGACAATGACAACGTGGTTTACTTGAGCGGTAACAAGACAGTTACGTTTGAGAAACATCCTGTACCCGATGTCTGCGAACTAGCTGGCAAGACTCTACAGGACGTGGTTATTTTGGGAGAAGCGGAGGATGGTTCGATCAAGATGATGACAACACAGAGCAGTGTGCCTGATATTTTGTTTTATCTTGAGACAGCCAAGCTTGCCATCTTAACAGATGACGGCACCCACCAAGAATAGGATCAGCATGTTTAATTATAGGACGGAACCCTACGAGCATCAGCATGAGGCGCTCGTAAGGAGCCACGATAAGGAATACTATGGATATTTTATGGAGATGGGCTGTGGTAAATCCAAGGTGCTTATCGACAACATCGTCTGGCTCTATGAGCAGGGCAAAATCGACACGGCAATTATCATTGCGCCAAAAGGCGTGTATCGAAACTGGGAGACTAGCGAGATACCGACTCACTTTCCAGAAGACATACCGCACGAGGTTTATGTATGGAATGCGAGTCCCAATAAAAAGCAGGCTGAAAGACTCTCGCAAGGGACTACGGAGCGTCAAGTCCTGCGCATCCTGTTGGCAAACGTGGAAGGCTTTGCAACTGCGAAGCTGCCGAAGTTTGTGGGGATGTTCGCAAAAGGCGCTGATGTTCTTTTTGCTATCGATGAGTCAACCACTATCAAGAACACCAAAGCCAAGCGCACTAAGGCTTTGCTTAAACTTGGAGAGCAAGCCCGATATCGCAGAATCCTTACGGGATCTCCAGTGACAAAGTCACCAATGGACCTATACTCTCAGTGCGAATTCCTGAAAAAAGAGTGCCTGGGTTTAGCATCGTATTATGCCTTTCAGGGTAGGTACGCAATCACGAGGACACAACGTATGGGCAATCACAGTTTTCAGCAGGTGGTTGGGTACAGAAATCTGGAAGAGCTGTCCGAAAAGCTCCAAGGTTTTTCTTACCGCGTCACCAAAGATGAAGCTTTGGATCTGCCCAGCAAGGTGTACACAACCAGACAGGTGTTCATCACCGATGAGCAGCACAACTATTATATGTCATTGAAAAACGCGGCGATTGCGCTGTTGGATAACGGCGAGCTGGTAACTGCACCATCAGTGATGACGCAGCTTCTGCGGCTACAGCAGGTGTTGTGTGGGCACACGATGACAGATGATGGAGAACTGGTAGAGTTCCCCACGAACAGGATCAAAGCTCTCATGGAGACCGTTGATGAGATGACAGGTAAGGTCATCATCTGGTCGAGGTTCAGGTACGACATCAAGAAGATAGCAGTAGAGTTATCAAAGGTGCATGGCCCAGACAGTGTTGTCACATACTTTGGAGACACAACGGATGACCAAAGGCAGGATGCAATCCAGAAGTTCCAGCACGGCGGTGCAAGGTTCTTTGTTGCGAACCCGCAAACCGCAGGCTATGGACTGACTCTCACAGCAGCAACCAATGTTGTGTATTACGCCAACGATTTTAACTTGGAGACAAGGGTGCAGTCGGAGGACCGCTGTCATCGTATCGGGCAACAACATTCAGTGACATACGTTGATTTGGTCACTCAAGGCTCTGTTGATGAACACATCGTTAAGTCTCTTCGGGCGAAGATTGATCTTTCGGCGAAGACTTTGGGTGAACAAGCCCGTCAATGGTTGGAACTGAACCCCCGCCGAAATGCCTATTAGAAGCATGCTTCTCAGCAGTCAAGGAGCAGGCTTGGCTGTGCTTGCTTCTGAACCTATTCTCAAGCTGATAAGGGTACAACGCAACGTCGAGTGTTTCCATGTCAACATAGAGAAGACGGACGCCAAGCTTTCGTTGCGCGGGGGTGAGCAAACGGGAAATGATTGATCCATTTTTGCGGCGTCCAGCTTTCTTAACGTCGAACAAAAGAGTGTGACCAGTCGCAGTTATGGCAATCAAGTCCACTGGTCCTTGCTCTAAGAGAGGAGCGTAAACATAACACTCTTGAGCAAAAAGCCAGTTGGCTGCAATTAACTCACATCGTTTACCGTCACTATTTTTCTTGGCTGGCTTCATTTTATCCTTGACCTCATTGAATATTCTAGGATAGGTTCTATATAGATAGCATACAACAGGAGACAAGGTCTTGGATACAGAGAAGTGGAAATCAGTTGCTGTTCCTGCACAGGTTTATAGAGACCTGAAAGAAATGGCAGAAAAAGATCATCGAACATTAGGTAAACAAATGACCTATCTCGTTGAGCTGTACAATAAACTTAAAAGAAAACAGGAAGACCTATAATGAACGACAACGTAGTTTTCTTGGGCGACAAAAGGTTTGAAGGTGAGGCTATGGAGTGCCCTCACTGCGAGTCTAATAATCTGCATCAGTCTCAGGTGCAGCTATATTGCAGGACAGAAGGCGTAAGCGCGAGAACCAAGCGTGAAAGTAATGTTCTAATAGTTACTAGCATGTACGATGGTATGGTCAGTCAATGCTCTGACTCAGAGGAAAACGATGAGTCCAATCCTTCGCCTCGACGGCAAGGTATGCGTGTCATTTTTAGCTGTGAAAATTGTGATAATTATCCTCAATGGGTGATGTTTCAGCACAAGGGCCAAACATACACCGGGTGGGAAGTTTAGTTACGGTGTACATTTTGGGGTTGCAGTACACCGTTTGAATATGTATAACCCCCGTCTCAAAGCCGAAGGGCTTAAACTTTAACGTAGTACAGAAGGAGTTGTACGATGAGCGATGTGTTTTCGCTAATGGATGAGGCAGTCGAAGCCAACAAGTTCGACACTGTATACACGGAGGGAGCTTCCAAGCTCTCAAACTTGATACGGGAATCTATGAAGGTTGATGAGGAAATCTCTAAGGTAGAGAAATATCTGAAGGACCTGAAGTTCAAAAAAAGAAAAGTGAACGAGGAAGATATCCCTGCCTTGATGCAAGAGATGGGCATGGATAGCGTTACTGTGGACGGCAACAAGGTTGCACTCCGCCAGTTCGTTCATGCGCGTATTCCAGATGACAAGCGAGAAGAAGCTTTTGCTTGGATTCGTTCTGTTGGAGAGGGCGATATCATCAAGCATGATGTCACTGTGTCCTTCAATACAGGGCAGGATAATATGGCTGGGGCAGTGTTAGATGATCTGCGTAACCAGGGGCTTGACCCAGCACAGAAGACTCACGTCCACCCACAGACTTTGAAGGCTTGGGTAAAGGGTCGTATCGAGTCGGGTAAAGAAATCGACTTTGACACATTTGGTGTTTACGTCGGAACAGAAGCCAAGATTTCAAGGAGCTAAGTATCATGGCAACAGCAGTAGCAGAGAAGAAAGAGACCCTCCCCGCAAACATCATGGATGATTTGTACGCCAGCGCGGGTGCAGGTACGGAGGACATTGGCGTAGAAGATATGCAGATTCCGTTCTTGCGGATTTTGCAGCCGCTGTCACCGCAGCTATTGAAGACAGATGCGAAGTACATCAAGGGTGCCTCCGCAGGTGACATCTTCAATACGGTGACCGGAGATTTTTGGGAAGCAGATGAGGGCTTGACCGTGATCCCGTGTGCCTACCAGATGAAATACCTTGAATTCCAATTGCGTGAGCAGGGTGGCGGGTTTCTTGGTGAGTTGGATAGTGACTCTCCGGATGTTCGTAATGCCCAGCGCAATGGGCCTCACGAGATGTTGCCTTCAGGTAACGAGCTTGTTAGGTCTGCTCAGTTCCTTGTCCTTGGTTTAGGTAAGGACGGGAGCATGCACCAGATGATCTGTGACATGAAGAAGACACAGATGAAGGTGGCAAAACAGTGGAACACCAGACGTGCTGGTTTGAAGCTGATGCACCCTGAGAAGGGTTTGTTTACCCCACCCATGTGGGCGACTGTCTGGAACCTGAAGACGGTGCAGGAGAGCAACGACAAAGGTTCGTGGTTCAACTACTCTCTCTCTCAGTTGGATGTTAATGATGTCCCTACTGAGGCTGTCAAAGAGGCAAAGAAACTCTACGAGCAGTTCAGCAAAGGAGAGATCCAAACACAGGCAGGAACGTCTGACGAAATGCAGGCGTCTCAGCAGCCCACAGATGACGTGCCCTTCTAGGTGCGGAGATTGGTGTGTGCATTTGCCTCTTTAGGTTAAAGCACACCAAAGGGACAATGATGTCGGCGAATGTACATAAAAATTTGCCTTCCATTTTCCCGCAAAATTGACGTGTTAGTAGGCCTGAAGAAGGACAAAAGCACGTCATAGGGCGACAGAGTTGTGGAGAGTGGTAGCTCCGCTCCTGTCGCCCGACTTTACCTCTCAAACCAACAAGGGGTAGGCTATGACCTATGATGAAAGGTTCATGGCTGCATTTGAAGGCTTTAGTGCAGCACATGGACAGACACAAATATCCAATGAACGCAGGGCTGGAAAGCAGAAGGCTAAGTCGTACATTGTCCGTAAACCATTAACTCTGGATCTCATTCGTGGGCATTTAGACGGACGCAATGGTGTGGGTTCAATCCCAATCAATGAAAGTAACAAGTGCAAATTTGGTGCGCTGGACATTGACCAGTACCCGTTAGACCTTGAGGCAATAGATGCAAAGCTCCAGAAGATGGGAGTCCCTTGTGTGGTCTGTAGTTCAAAGTCTGGTGGTGCGCACATATTCTTTTTCTTCACAGAGTTTATGAGCGCGGGGGAGTTCAGGGACAAAGCCTCTGAGATATCCTCATACCTTGGGTATGGCGGTTGTGAAATTTTTCCAAAACAAGAACAAGTTTTGGTCGAGCGTGGGGATGTTGGTAACTTTATCAACCTCCCATACTTTGACCATGAACAGTCTCTTCGGTATGCAATCAAGGCTGACGGTCAGCCCGCATCACTAGAGGAGTTTCTTGACCTCGTTGATGACAGGTTGGTTAAGCCAGATGTTTTTGTTGGTTTGACATTTGGTGATCCAATAGACGAGTTCAAGGATTGGGCACCCTGCCTGAACTGTATGTTTGGGCAGGGTATCCCTGAAGGCACACGCAACACTGTGATGTTTGCCGCTGCCGTGGGGTGTAAGAAAGAGCAGCCAGAACGCTGGAAGGCTAGGCTTGAAGAGATCAACAACAAGTTTTGCACTCCTTCCCCTTTGCCTGCATCTGAGATTGTTACGATTCAACAGCAGCATGAAAAGAAAGAATACGGTTTTCCGTGTGATCAGGAGCCGTTGAAGAGCTATTGCAACAAAGCTTTATGCCGCACGAAAAAGTACGGCATTGGGTCAAGCTCAATGAGTATCGATGCAACAGGGTTATGCGTAGTTAAATCTGAACCACCTGTGTGGTTTTGCGATGTTGCAGGCGGGCGTGTTGAGCTTACCACTGATGACCTACAGACCCCGCAGAGATTTCAAAAGGCTTGCATGGAGCAGATCCACAAGATGCCGCCACTGATGAAGATGGCAGATTGGCAGGCGATTGTTGGCATGATGATGGAAGACATGAGCGAGATTGAAGTCCCGGAGGAGCTTACATATAAGGGCCAGTTTATGGATCTTTTGGAGAGCTTTTGCGATGGTCGAGTTCAGGCACAATCTGCGGAAGAGTTAACCCTTGGTAAACCGTTCACTGATGAAGATGGTTTTACATACTTCAAAATAGAAGCTCTGATAAAGCATCTTCGCAACAACAAGTTCGACAGCTACGGGCGTGGTCAAATACAGGAACGACTAAAAGAGTTGAACGATGGTGCTGCGAATGGTCACAAGAGATTTCCCACAACCAAAGGTGATCTGAAACAGATGCGGGTGTGGTGGGTGCCAGCCTTTAACCAAGAGATTGATGTACCAAAGATCAGTGTCAAAGGTGATGAGGTGCCGTTCTAATGGAGACAACTATTTTTGGACCCCCAGGAACGGGCAAGACTACTAGGCTGATCCGCATTGTGGAGCAGGAGATTCAGAACGGGACTCCACCGGAGCGTATCGCTTTCGTTTCTTTCAGCCGCAAGGCCGCGGAAGAGGCACGAGACAGGGCTAGTACAAAGCTGAACATGGACGTGAACCAGATGATTTGGTTCCGTACCCTGCATTCTTTCGCATTTCAGACTCTAGGACTTGGCACACGGCAGGTTATGTCTGGCAAGGACTACAACAAGGTCGGTGAATTACTGGGCCTTGAGTTTAAATCTAATGCCGGAATCAACATGGCAGACGGTGCGTTGTTTGCACCGGGCAAAAGCGGTGATGCATATCTGAGCATGATACAAATGGCTAGGGTTACAAACAGATCTATCGAAGATCAGTTTTCAAGGACCGCGGACCGACGGCTACACTACCAGCAGTTGAAGCTGGTGGATCAGGTTCTGCATGATTACAAAAAAGACACAGGTAAAGTGGACTTTGTGGATATGATCGACAACTTTATCTCAGAGGGCAACTGCCCGCAGCTAGATGTATTGATAGTCGATGAAGCTCAAGACCTTGTGCCTATGCAGTGGCAGATGGTTCACGAGATTATAAAGCCCTGTGCGAAGCGCATCTACTACGCGGGTGATGACGATCAGTGCATATACTCTTGGATGGGTGTAAATGTGGTTGATTTTCTAAATGCATCAGACAATCGTGTGGTCTTAGACAAGTCTTACCGGCTTCCCATTTCTGTGCATAAGATGGCAGATTCCCTTGTAAAACAGATACATACGAGGCAACAAAAAGTTTGGTCTCCGACAGAAGAAGCTGGCACTGTGGTCTGGCATCGTGATATCCTTGATGTGGACATAACAACCGGTGAGTGGCTAATTCTTGCTCGTACCAACTACATCGCCAATAGGATCGCAAACAGTCTCAAAGATCAAGGATTCCTCTACTGGCGTGAGGGTTCCGGTTGGTCCATCTCTCCAAATGTATTAACCGGTATAGAGGTGTGGTTGCGGCTATGCAAAAATCAATATCTGTCGGCAGCGGAACTGAAGAAGCTTTCAACATTGTTAACGCCAAGCGTTATCAGCAAGTCTGGCAGAAAAAAACTTTCATCCCTAGACCCCGAAGCCACCTACAACCTCACAGATATTCAGAACCTATGCTCCCTAGACGCGACGAGCCAGACCCCGTGGTACACAGTTCTGAAAGTGTCAGAGACGGAACGTATCTACATTACTTCTGTACGGCGGATGGGCGAGTCTATCTTGTCGGGGAAGCCGAGGATTCGGATATCGACGATTCACAAAGCCAAAGGTGGAGAGGCGGATAATGTCGCTCTAATCTTAGACTCTTCAAGGGCATGTGCAGTTACTGACGATCAGGACTCCGAAACAAGGACGTTCTATGTGGGCATGACTCGTGCTAAAAAAGCGTTACATATAATCGAATCACAATCACAATATGGATTTCAGATATGAAGACCAGAGAAGACTTCCTCAGAGAAGCAGAGTCACTCATCAATGGACCGCGGGCCAAGGACTACGGTCCTGCCCGCAAGAACCATCAGCGCATAGCTGACATGTGGTCGATCATACTTGAGAAGAAGTTAGCTCAAGCTCATCCAGCCATAGGCCAGATCAAATGCACCATAGATCCTGAAGAGGTTGTGGCTTGCATGATAGCGTTGAAGCTGGCAAGGCTGGCGGAAGACATGACAAAAGATGATTCATGGACCGACATCATAGGATATGCAGCACTGGGCGGGGAGATTACCAACGATGAGAGCTGATCTGTTTGATCAAGACGAGGAGTGGACTCCTCCGGCGTCTTTCCCTGACCTCACAAACTGTGAACGTATAGCGATTGACTTAGAGACAAGAGATCCAAACCTGACCACTATGGGACCAGGATGGTGTCGTAATGACGGGTATGTGATTGGCTACGCAGTCGCCGCAGGTGACTTTGTTGGTTACTTCCCCGTGCGGCACGAGTCCGGGAACATGCCTGAGAAGATGGTGGTAAACTGGCTAAAGAAACAGTTGGCGACTCCACACATTGAGAAGGTTATGCACAATGCTATGTATGACCTTGGATGGTTGCGCTGGGCGGGCATTGAGGTGCAGGGCAAGATCATCGACACGATGATTGCGGCACCGCTATTGAACGAGAACCGTAGGTTTTACAATCTCAACTCTTTGGCAGGCGAGTATCTTGGAGAATGGAAAAACGAAAAGATGCTGCGAGCTGCCGCAGAGATGTATGGTGTTGATCCAAAGAGTGGTATGTGGAAGCTCGACTCAAGCTTCGTGGGACGGTATGCGGAGCAGGACGCTGCCGTTACACTGAAGTTATGGGACAGGCTCCGCACTGAAATTACCAAAGATGAGGTGACCAGTATCTTTGAATTGGAGTCAAGCCTGCTGCCTGTTCTTCTTGACATGAAGACCAAGGGTGTGCGGGTAGACATCGACAAAGCAGAGCAGACAAAGAAGGAACTCAAGAAACGCGAGGACTCTCTACTTAAAGAAATAAAGGAAGAGACCGGCATCCTTGTGGAGCCGTGGGCTGCTGCATCCGTAGCAAAGGTGTTTGACAGTCTGAGTCTTTCTTACAACAGGACACAAGGGTCTAATTCGCCCTCCTTTACAAAGGCTTTTCTTGCGAACCATGAGCATCCGATTGCGAAAAAGATTGTACGTCTTCGTGAGTTTAACAAAGCCAATACAACATTTGTCGAGACTATTCTTGAACATGCGCATAATGGTCGTATCCATTGTGATTTTCACCCTCTTCGTACAGATGAAGGGGGCACAGTTACCGGACGATTTTCTTCGTCGAATCCGAATCTACAGCAGATCCCAGCCAGAGATCCAGAGATCAAAGCGATGATTCGTGGCTTGTTTATACCAGAAGAAGGCTCCAAGTGGGGGAGCTTTGACTATGCCTCACAGGAGCCAAGGTGGCTTGCCCATTACTGCGCCCAATTGTCTGGGGCTAACCGTCACCCTCAGATAGATAGTGTAGTAGAAATGTACCACGAGGGCAACGCGGACTTTCATCAAATGGTTGCAGACTTGGCAAGCATAACACGCAAAGAGGCAAAGACTGTAAATCTAGGTATCATGTACGGTATGGGCCGCAAGAAGCTTGCTGGGGTGCTTGATGTAACTGAGGATGAGGCCAAGTCTCTGCTAGAAAAGTACCACGATAGAGTGCCTTTCGTTAAAGGGATAGCAGATTTAGCCACGGATCAAGCTCAGAAAAACGGTGTTATTCGTACTTGGATGGGTAGAAAGTGTCACTTCGACATGTGGGAGCCAAAGTCATTTGGCTACAACAAGGCCCTCAAACTTGAAGATGCCATAGAAGAGTATGGTAGCCGTGGAATGATACGTCGGGCCTTTACATACAAGGCCTTGAACAAACTGATCCAAGGTTCAAGCGCCGACCAAACAAAGAAAGCAATGGTTGACTGCTATGCAGAGGGTCTTGTGCCAATGTTAACAGTTCACGACGAGCTATGCTTTAGTGTACAATCAGAGGACGAGGCGGAACGTATTAAAGAAATCATGGAGACATGCGTTGATGGCTTGAAGGTTCCGTTTGAGGTAGATGCCGAGCTTGGTGACAACTGGGGAGAGGTAGGATGATCCGGTGTTTTCATTGTGAGCATGAGCTTATCTGGGGCGGAGACCACGATGCAGAAGATGATGAGGGTGGGGCAATGATTGAGTCCAACCTGTCATGCCCTAACTGCAATGCGTTCTATCTTGTCTGGCTTCCGATAGACGAGAGTTGATATGTTATTCAAAGCAGCGTTGATGATATGCCTGATAGCTCGTCCCGACGCTTGCTTTATCGCGGACGATACTCGCGGACCATATGAAAGCATCGCTGTGTGCAGCGACAGATTAGCTGATATGATCGTCACAATAGAAAACGACGAGACAATAGGTGCTATTCACTACGTCCGGGGTGCGAGGTGCGAGGTTGACACAACCACCAAGCATAAAACATCGATTCTCAGCGACCTCAAGGTACTAGGACACGGCACCCCTTAACGAAGTCCACGAGAATCGACATTTTTATCTAATGATTTTAGTTACTTACTCAAGCTCTGCAAGTGCCCGCATACGCTCGACCAAGCGTCTTGCGCGGTTGGGAACCTGAGTATACCACCTGGAATCGACCATCTCGTCGGCTGCTGCCATAAAGTCACGAGCGTCCACACCACGTTTCATACCCTTGAACTTGCTGAGTCTAGGACGGCCCATGTTGAACATCATATTTGCAATGATATGCTGGCACTCTTCGGGCAGCTCGTCGAAGTCTGGGTACAGAACCTTGCACTCTTCTACCGTAACAGCCATGTCGAGGTTGAACAGTTTCTTGACCCGCTCCTGTTCGACCACTGTACCGACGGGCTTGCCGTGTTCTTCGTCCGACTCTGTAATCAAATGACCGATACCCGTTGTGGGTAGACCAAGGTGATCCAAATAAATTTCGTACTTGCAGCCTTCGTCTTCTGCGATTTCCTCGCGCAATCTATCTTTGTTCATAGCTAACCTCGTTACATACACAGGTCTTCATACTTAGTAGTATGGACTCTGTGTCGGCTCATGTCGCCTGTGTGTTTGTAAAACAATAAACTCTTCAGCCAGTTTATCATATCTATGCCCTACCTAATTGTCTTGCAAGCTCCAAGGTCCGCGGATCGCCGCCCAAGGCAATCGGACTCACTTGAGCAGGTGGTGTTGTATTAACTACGGGAGCCGCTAAAGGGGCTGAAGCGGCTCCCGTTTGCGCTGCCGTCGGAGGGGCGGCTGCGACAACTGATTGTGGTTCTTCCTGCGGCTGAAAGGAGCTTAGATCCGCAGGAGGCATAAACGCCCGCGGGGTAAGCTTTGGGCTTTCTCCGTCTAACCTCCTGTTGCGAAGTTCTTTTTGTATTTTAAACAACTGCCTTGTTGGAACTGTGCCGCCAATTTTTCTTTGTGTAAGAATTGCTTCTTCCAAAACTTGATCACTAATAGGAGCAGGAGTAAATCTTCCGTTATACGTTATAACAGGATCAGATATTCCTCTTCCAGACATTGCTTGAAGAATGTCTGATTTACTGATGCCCAAAGTTTTCATGTCTTGAACCAGACGATACATCTCACTTTGAACTCTAAACCTCATTTCATTTGAGGTTATATATGCTCCTAAAACATTCTCAGAATCCATTTTGTTTTCAACCCTCATAGCTTGGTTGAAAGGAGACTGTGACTTTCGCAAAGCATCTGAGTATTCAAGAGAACCGTATCGCATAATATTCTCTGCATTCACATCTATCGGCCTTGCTCCGGTAACAAAAGAAGCAATCTCGCGAGATATTTTTCTTTCGTTGCCTCTTACGTCTTTACCCTCTTCTGACATTGCTACAGCCAAACGACTAGGAACAAAACCAATCTCAGACCCCTTTTCTGGTTGCGGTCCAATAGTTCCAACGATTTGTTCAGCAGCTCCTGGGACAAAAGCGTCTAAAACATGTGCCGCCATTTTTGAAACTTTAGTTGGGCCGTCATCTCCTTTAAAAACACCCTCATCTGTGTTGTAAATTCTCCTGCCGTCAGCCGTCTCACCCCTGGTTATGTCTATGATTTTTTCAGTAAGCATAGAATACTCGACAAAAGGCCCAAACATTTCTTTTAGAACTTCTTTACCTGCGTTAAACACCACAGTGTCCGCATCGTAGTTCATAAGCTCGCCTTTAGAATCAGCATTTAGAACAGAGTTAAAGACCCTCTGCCAATAGTCATAGGGATTGATAAAACTAAAATCTATGTACGACTTTGGATTACCTTTTTTATCCACCTCAAAAGGAAGCAAGGTAGAGTTCCTGCTCCATCCGGGGGCAGTGCGATTTAGAGCATCGACCTGATCTTGATTGGTGCCAGTAAGATACATCGCAAGTTTCTGCGTAGCTGTCCCAGCCAGCCCCGCTGTTGCAGTAAAACCAAGTGCCCTTCTTCTACCAATCGCCCTAATTGCAGGATCACTAGACTGCATTTCCCGTATCGCATATTTTAGGGTGTTGCCGCTGGTTCTTATTATCTCTGCCGGAAACGCTATAAAGTTACCGACAGGCAGCTTTCTTGCCTGCTTAATTATTTCAGGAACTCTTTCGTAGTTAGGGACTGTGTTCTTTACGATGTCCGCTGCGTACTCGTCCAGGCTTTCAAAGCCCATTTCCATTGCGTATCTATTAGCTTGCTGCTCTCCCATCGCGCTAACAAGCTTGCCTCTTTCAAACATAAAATTGTATATCTTCCAGACATCGTCACCACCTTGATACATGTCCCTCGCAAAAGTTCCTGCCTTCTTGCTGGGAGCTACTATGGCTGAGTCTAAGAATGCACCCATTCTTGACCGGCTCAACAGGTGACGAAAAGTTCCTTTTTCGCGAACAACATTTACTCCAAGACCGTCCAGATCTCCTTTGAGAGTTCCGCCTAGACCGTCTTCAAGAATTTTTTCCAGCTCTTTAATTTGTGTTTGTGTTCCAACAACACCTAACTCCTGAAGGCGTCTGAAGAAGTTGAGTCTGTTTTTGGGATCTATCTTAAATATGTTGTTAAAAACTGTGGCGACAGAAGTACCAAGGTCCGCGGATCCACGTCCAATATTGCCTTGAGCGAGAGCAAACAAAGAGGCGGATAAGACATTTCGTATCTGAGTTATCGGAGACAAAACCGTCTTACTATACTGCGTAACACCTTTGGCTTTTAGAAAACTCCCATAAAGCTCTCTAGGAAAATCCAACGTGCCGCCTCTGCCCGCGGTAAGGGTATGCATAGATTCATACACATCGTTCTTTGCATATGTGCCAGTCAGCATTCCAAACTGTAGATCAGTGCCCGATCCAAGCTGCTTGTGTGTAGACTTCAATGCTTCTCGTTGAGCTTCCGACATGTTCGCTACAGCTTCAGCAGAGATAAAGTCATCCCCTTCATCAATAAAATTTCTAGCCACATAATCATAGTAGTCGTTTGTGACTTTAAATTCAGCCAAGTCCGCTACCGTTGCTAAATATGATTCAAAGGGATCTTTTACTTCTCCAAGCATGGCACGAAGAACGGGCTGTTCAATCTGCTTTTTGCCGAACATAGCAGACCGAATTCTGTTTTTTGCAATCAGAACATTTTGTCCCATGCTTCTTGAAATACGACCAGGGTTTTTATACTTAGCCTCAAACTGGTCAACTATTTCTTTTGCGTATGAATCTTTAACTCTACCATTAACAATAAAATCTTCTGGCAAAGGTGTCGTAGGATTCAAAATACTGTAGAGATCTTTAGCCTCTTCTGTGTTCGCTCTGTAAAAAGTAACGGCATCTTTCTTCGCGTTCTTAAAAATCTCAGAGTTAAACCAATCTCCGTTCTCAAAAGCCTCATACTTTCTGCGAAGATATGTGCCGATATTATCTGTAATCGCAGCCTCTACCTCCGGGACTAACCCAGACCGTAAGAGATCTGACTCTTTGATAGATGTTACAAGCCCAGCTATTTGTCCTCGCATCTCCAATGCTTCTTTTTGCATGAAATCAGGCAAAAACTTTGCGAGTATTGCATCGTCGTTCAAATCTATGAAGTCGGCAGAGTTAGGATTAGACGTGTTAAAACCAAGCCTGTTTGCTTCTATTCTGACATTATCGATAAAAGCAGAGTCTTTTGTTAGATAACCGTGAAGCATATTCATCGACTGGACTCTGTCCAGCCTCGACCCATTGATGGTTATGTCAACAGCATCTTTTTTCTTAAAAGCCTTATCAACGAGCTTCTGCATACGTTTTATAGTAAAGCCTGCCTCGTTCAATTGAGCTTCAACTTTTCCACTGATCCCAGACGCAACCTCAAAAACTGGTTGAGGTAAGCTTCCTCTAGACCTAAAGAACCCAGCCAACCTGTCGAGGGTTTCTTCTTCTACGCCAACTTTGTTCGCTATCTTTGTAACAGCTTGTCCTGTTGCGGAGCCTGTCTTAGAAGCCAAATGGGCACCAGAAGTTGCCAACCTGTCTAGCCCCTCGCTAACAACCGGGGCAACTCCGGTCACCTGTGCGCCAACGCCAAGTGCTTTCAGCGCAGGTTCTATGGCAGCAGTAGCTCCAGCAGCTTCAAGACCAAATTTAAACTTGTTTGCTAGTCTTCTCTTAGCCTCTTCTCTTCCAGTTTGTCCTATGTCTTTGCTGGTTACAGTTGGACCACCCTTCACAAAATCCCCGATTGTTGTGGTGCCATCTGTAGAGACGACAGCGTCAGCAAAACCTGCGGCTCCAATCTGAGTAAGCCTATCTAAATTTTTGTTAAAGTTACGAGCCTTGGCGAGCTTACTAGCAAAGCCCGCTGCACCAAGACCAGGAACAGCAAACTGAACGACAGCTTGCGTTATTTCTCCAGCAAGCCCGGTGGGGTCTATCCCCATCTCTCTTTTTATTTTGTTTTTTACATTTGTAACTTCACGAGAATAATTTGTGTCTGCTGCCAAATCAACTAATGCAGCACCAGTTTCAGCCACACCACCTACAGCTTCAAAGACGCCACCTACAACACCCTCTCCAAATTCTTTTAAAACACCACCCTCATCAAAAACACCTGGCTCTTTTGGTTCAGGTGTTTGAGCCTGAAAATTGGCGAGTTCAGGCACACGCCTTTTTATGGCGGCTATAATTTGTTCTCGCGTAGCGTTTGGAGGACCTTCGATAGAGTATGTCTTACCGTCGGGACCTTCGATAGAGTAGGTAGGCATTAGCCTTGTCCCTTATCAGTTTGTAGTAATACGACCAAACCCATCATCTTGTGGTAAGGTATCGTCCGCTAATCCAGGATTTCCCTGTTGTATAGCCTGTCCTAACGCAGCCGCCGCATCTGGGTCCGCCAGCGGAGTCCCGCTTGTGTAAAGAGCAACAATGTCTTGTTTAGTATAAATACCTTTAGCCACATCACTGATTACTTTTGGTGCAATTACGGTAATAGCGGTGTAGATTTTATCAGGATCGCCTGACCGTAAATCTTCTGTAAGACGTTGTTTATCAGTGACTCTCTGAGCTTTTTCAACAAGACTTTTAACAGTTGGAATCTGATCTTCAGGGACCCCTGCGTCCCGCAAGTCTTGTCTAATGTATTCTGCTGTTCTTATTTTTTCCGTAGGTTCCGCAGACTTTATCTTTTGCACTGCTACCTGAGTTAGATAATTTAACTGAGTTGTGTCAAATTTATCTGCTCTAGCCCTTGCAGCGGCATCTTCTGAAGATGCCATTTCAGCGGCAGCAATTCCAAGTGAGCGTTCTCCTGCTTTCTCTGCTTTTACTCCCTCGCCAAACATTGCAAGAGTTTCTTCCGTTGCATCTCCAAGATTTGTAAGCAGATCTTCGCTTCTGCCACCCATGAGTTTAGCGCCCAGGGTCATCATCAGGAAATCCTTATCTGTTCTGATATCGTCTACGTCATCAACACCGGCTTCTTTCAAAAATTCTTTTGCCGCCGCCAATCTTTCTTTCTTGCTTTTTGTGGGACCTGTACCCTTTAGTCTAGCAAGAGCATCCATAAAAGCATCAGACTCTTTTTTAGCAGAAGGTTTTTGCTTTGGTTTTAATTCACTTGGATCTGGCCCGTCGGCACCCGACACAGCTTTTTTAGCAGGAGCAGCTTTTTTTGTGTCATCTTCAAAAGCAGAGCTTTCCACATCAGCTCCAACATTTGTGTCAGTGCCAACATTTACAGCCTGTGGTTGTGACCCTCCAACAAGTTCTGGCATTTCAACAATATTTGGTCCAAGACCTCTATCGCCACGCGGTGTGTTCACACCTTGGCCTAACAGATTGGCTTGACCGCGAACTTGCAGCTTGTTTACACCAAACATATCGGGAGTAACGAGCGGACCTTGTTGTGCAACGACAGCGTTCATTAGCTCTGGGCTTGACGCAAGAAGTCCCACTGGCTGTCTAGCTAGGTTCTGCCTGTCGGCAGGACGGGAAAACATTCTACGATTAAGGACGTTTCTGTTCATGGCTAACCTCTAGTTGAATGCGCCATATGCGCCAAGACCGGCAATTCCCAGGCCAAGTAGCTGAGACCCCATGTTAGGTGGCGGCGTTTGTGTCTGGCTATACGTCTGCTGCAATGCGGGCACACCCTGGAAGATGTCTGACATAAATCCAACCTGTTGGAACGGAAGCGCCTGTTGAGCCAAAGCATCTTGCTGCGCTGCGGTTAGTGCCGCCTGACCTGTAAAGTTGTTGACGCCTGTTGGATCTTCGTAGCCAAACTGCTGAGTCAGCCCACCAATACCTAGAAGTGTGTTGATATCTTGCACACCCATTTGCTGCGCTTGTGCGCCAAGGCCCAACGCAGTTTGACCCAAAGCACCTTGAAGCTGGGCCTGTTGCATCTTTTGCTGTGCAGCCTGATTAGCAAGCTGCTGCGCTTGTGAAAAACCAGCACTGCGAAGCTGCGAACCTGTGCGAGCCTGCTGTTCTAGGACGTTCCTGCCTATTTCTCCCTGTGCAATAGCTTGACGAGATCCACCAAAGGCACCAGCCCCAACAGCCTGCGCCCCAAGCTGGTTCTGTTGCATCTCCCCCTGTCTAGCAATATCCGCGTATTGCTGCTGAACAACATCTTCAAGGAAAGGATCCATGTATTCCTGATAAGATGTGGGAGTAGTAGTGGCATCCTGTGCGCCAGCAATGCCTTGAGTAACGGCAGCACCTGCTTGTTGCAAAAACGGAGCGTAGGACCCTAGCCCTGCTTGCGCTTGCTGAAGAGCCTGCATTTGTTGTGGAGAAAGACCAGCAACCTGCGTTGGCGCATATGGCAGGGGCACATCTTGTAATGCCTCTGCCTGCGCAAAAATGTCCGCAAGAAAATCTTCTTGGAACTCAGGTAACCTAGTTTCATTTATTACGGTTTGTGTTGCCATTATCCCGTGGCCTCCAATTCAGACATCATATCATACAATCGGGCCGCGCCGATATCTCTATCTCCTCCGCCTGCACCCCTAACTGCTTTTGCTGTCAGAACAAACTCACCATCCGACAAACGAGCAGGAACGGAATCAGATGTACCTGTTCCCGGACCACTAACTTCACCACCTGCGGCTAGACTAGGCTGGTTTCCCATGTAGTCTCTATAGTCAAAATCAGCGTCTTGATACTGACGAACCTCATCAGCGTACTGAGCCACATCTGATGGGGTGTCAAGCTTGTAAGTCTTACCGGAGAATGGACCCTCTACGGTGCCGAATGCTTCGCCAACAGGTTGTGGCCTACGTTCAATGTCCCCTGATTCTTCTTCTTGCAAGCTTCCTAGCGCACCAAGTGCGCCAACCCCCAGCAGTGCTTCTTTCATACCAAAGTTTTCAAACAACCCACCGCTGCCCGTGTCGGTAATCATATTCTGCCCAAGAGTGGAACTTGGATCCATTACACTATCCACGCCGTACAGTTTTTCCTGCATGAAGCTTGGCTGTACGCCCTCTGCCTGAAGACCGTAATTTTGAGCGGCAGTGGGAGAGACAAATGATGTTACTCCATACGCAAGAGCAGCATTAGTAAGAGCGTCATCTACAGACTTGCCGCCTGCAAGGCTTCCAATACCAGAGCCAAGAGCAGCACCACCCGGACCACCATAGTAAAACCCGGCGGCTGTCCCAGCAACGGCAAGCAAGTCCCCAGTGTCTACGTTATCTAGACCAAGAGCTTTTCCAAGATCTCCAAACAGTGCCATTACGTTACCACCTTTACAGTACCGCTATCATTATACAGTGCGCCGGTTTCAAGTCCAGTTGCACTCGTAGGCAGATTTGTCAGTGTTAGTTTTGTTCCGCGCATCTCTCCGGGGTTACGCTCCTGTGCAATA